TTGAATCTTCCTCAATCTTGACTAAAGCAGGGTCTTTGAAGTTTACATTGACGTTTACAGTCATTTCAGGCACTTCAGCACCATCCCACCGCATTTGGTTAATGTAGACCAAGGGCGCAGGGATAAAGTCCCCATTTGCCTTTTTCCATTGGTCTGTTGTCTGCATCCATGTGACGTGCTTGATTATTTGATCGGCTTGCAGGTCTAGTTTTAGTTTGTCCCACTTTGCCTTACATTGAGCCTTACCACCTTTTCGGGTGCTTTTAGGCCACGCATTCCAGAACTCTTCAAACATTGTTATCCTTTCGGGCATAGTTTCTCCAAGGGTGGATAGAACCTATTTCTATCCTTCCCGCTCCAGACTTCATTGTGTTCATATTAACTCCTATTGACATTGAAAGACAAAAAGCCCCAAGTGCGCTTGACGGGTTTGTTCGCTTATACGATTGGCCTTGTTTACCACCGATGTACCAATCGCTTTACCAGTCGCCAAACCAACGCTGGTCGCATTTTTCACAAGGGGTGTACTTGTGTGCGGTGTTTCCTGACTTGTCAGCCCATGCAGGCTCAGTAACGTAACGTGAGTCAATCGGCTGAAGTAGGGTAATAAAAAAGCCACTTACTACTGCCCCGTAGTGGTTCCCCATTTCGGGGCGAGGCATGAGTAAATGGCTTCATTCAGTTGACCACTACGACAACGGTTTGGATTATACCGATATTTTTGGATAAACCATATTTCCACCTATTTTTGAAGGATATTTTAAGAAATCATAAGCACCTTTTCTGCCACAAGTGTTTCTCAAGTCTTTTCCATCGTATGATTCGGTAGTAGTGCCGCTTGCAATTCTGGCGGGGGTAACTCTATCTTTTTTCTCATGCAAAGCCGCTAATCCAAACCCCGTTATGTGCCAAACATCATTTATATTTATTACAAGTCCCCAGTTTTGTAATTCATTAAGATACCTTTCAAAATGAACACTCATTTGAGAATTATTCGTATCTCCATGAGTAAAAGTCTTCAGTTGAGTAGGGAAGTTCTCTAACCGTTTAAGCATATTTCTATGCGGCATTCTTAGTTCCATGTCAGTCTCCTTTGATTGTTGACAAGCAATCCTAAACCATAAATTATTTTTAAAACATAGGGTTTATCCTAGTATTCAAGCATTTATTTTGCATTGACAATTCATGCACCAACAAGAAGTTGGTTAACTAAACAGGAGTGAATATGACGGTTAAACCTAAAGATTTTCAACATGAGATATGCGTCTACCTAGAAGGCATCGGAGAGTGCTTAGTAGCATTTGACATACTGACGCCAGGAGATGAGTTAGACCCTGACCACAGCAATGACTATGAAGTTGATATTGCAGTCTTTGATGAGCAAGACAAACATATCACCTACGACATCACAAAGAAGCAATTTAACCACTGTGAAAACAAAGCAATGGAAGAAATGCTCGATATTACGACTGCATGGCGTAAAGAGTGGGAGTGTTCTGTATGACGGAACATGAGATAACAGAGTTGGTCAACGACTTGCGTTTCCAAGTCAATGCCCTTAAGCAACGAGTGGAAGACATTGTTGTTTTGACAGGGGCTAACACAAACGGTTATTACGATTTAAAAACAAAACTAAACGAGTTGGTAAAGAATGACAAGGAAACAACTTCAAATGACTAAACATGAACTGGTTAGTTTCTTACGCATGGCGGCAATTGATGAGAACACCATCACCGCTATGTCCAACGCCTACGACATGGGCGTAGAGAATGAGCGAGACATCGTTTGTTCTATCATCTTTGGAATGATTGACGATCATACTAAAGCACAATCAATAGTAGACACAATCCGAATCAGGGAGTAAAAAATGACGGATCAAGAAAAGTTAAATGCCGCTTTCTCAGAGCTTGATTATGAAGATGATTTAGCAGTCAATGTAATCATGTACCAGACAGAAGCAGAGCATCTAAAAGCAGAGATAGCAGAACTGCATCGCATTCTTGCTGAACATGAGTTGCAGTTGAGAAAGAAGAATGAAGTGATTGCAGAGATTCATAGAATTATGGGGACATCAACATGAAAATGAAACAATCTTTTGAAGAAATTTGGGATGGTATCCAAGACTTATATTTTTGTATGAATTGTTTTGCGCCAAGAAAGTTTAATGTTAAAGGATGTTGCGGAGAAGATGACTACATTCCATTAAAGAATTTCGATCATGAGTTTCAATTTGAAATAGCAAAGGATATATACGATGCTCAATGATTACTCAACAATGTTAATGAACATCGAAAGATCAGTGAAAACCCTAAGTGAAATGTGCTTGAATAAGAAATATACTGGGTTCTATTCAGAGATAAACACAATCATCTCAAACCTGATTGGATTGTCACACTGGATAGGTGAACAACAAGTTAAACAAAGTCAACAACGAAATAGGAGTTAATGATGAATAGTGAACAAGTGTTAGCAATGCTCAAAACAAACGTAAATGAGCATACAGAGAAGAAAAACAACCTTACATACCTATCATGGGCTTGGGCTTGGGCAGAGGCTTTAAAGGCCGATCCTGAAGCCATATACAAGATAGAAATGTTTGGTGATAAGTGTTTCATGGATATTAACGGCACTGCAATGGTGTTCGTTACCGTCACATTGTTTGGCAAACCAATGACTTGCCAACTCCCTGTGATGGACTATCGCAATAAAGCAATCCCTAACCCAGACGCATTTGCAGTCAATACAGCCATCATGCGTTGTATGACAAAGGCTTTGAGTCTACATGGCTTGGGGTTATACATCTATGCTGGAGAAGACTTGCCTGAAGGCGAGAGCGATGAAGGCACTCCTGATGAAGGACGGATGCTTGACTACATTGCGGCTATTGAAGCCACCATAACCCTTGATGAACTAAAAGACATCTACATCAGGGCATTTGCAGATTGCGATGGAAACAAGGCATGGCAGACCAAGATGATTGCCGCTAAAGATGCAAAAAAGAAGGAGTTGAAATGATTGAAATCATCCAAGGTACAGATGAGTGGAAAATGTTGCGTCTTGGCAAAGTTACCGCTAGTCGAGTAAAAGACATTATTGCAACCACTAAGTCAGGCTATTCAACAAGTAGAGACAAATACATGACTCAGCTTTTGCTTGAGCGTATTACTAATACTGTTGCAGAGTCGTATAGTAACGATGCAATGGCTTGGGGAACTGAGCAAGAACCCTATGCACGAGCAAAGTACGAGGGATTTGCTAATACGCTTGTTGAGCAGGTGGCATTCATAGATCATCCAACCATTTCCATGTCTGGTGCTAGTCCTGACGGTCTTGTGAATGATGATGGTTTAGTCGAACTGAAAGCGCCCATGAGTCATACGCACTTGGAGAGCATACTGGGCGGCATTGACGATCAATATATGGCTCAAGTACAGTGGCAGATGGCAGTAACAAATCGTAGTTGGACAGACTTGTGTTCCTATGACCCAAGGTTTCCAGAACATTTGCAGTTAGTTGTTAAGCGAATCAATCGTGATGATGACTACATTGCAAAGCTGGAAAAAGAAGTTATCAAGTTCTTAAATGAACTAGATGACAAAGTTAATAAAGTTAATCAATTAAAGGTTTAATATGGAAAAAAAAGATAATTCAGGCGTTTTGTTTAGGAACGATAAGAAGGAAAGCGAAAAGCATCCTGATTACAAAGGAAATATTATGGTAGATGGTCAGGAATACTGGTTATCTGCTTGGATCAAAGAAGGAAAGACAGGCAAGTTTATGGGTTTGGCAGTATCTCCACGAGATGCACAACCACCTGCAAGTAAGCCATTGCCAGCAAACTTAAAAGACGACGACATCCCTTTCTAATCAAAACGGGGAAAGCGTAGGTGAGTACCCAATAACTTAATCAACAGGAGTTCACATGAGTTTATTAGACAAAACATGGTTTGGCGGTGAAGTAGGAAAGTTTTTTAGTTCACCATCATTTGTAAGGGCAAGGATCGTTGATCCAATTACAAGCCACATGGCGGCTGAAAGCGTTACCAATGTAGCGCCAGCCCATATGGATGTCATACACGCTTGTTTAAAGCGGTTTGGCCCATTAGGAAAAGACGGAATAGCAAAGCAAACTGGTCTTAGAAGTGACCAAGTATGGCGCAGATTACCAGAGATGCAGAAATTAGGAATGATTGAGTTAACAGGTAAAACAACTAGATCAAATTCAGGTCGTTCAGAAAGAGAATGGAAGGCTGTATGACACAAGAAGATGAAGAATTTAATCGCATAGAAATGGAATCCCGCATAAAGCAGGAATACATTAGGTCAATGAAATCCAAGCAAGAGCAAGCTAATTTTTGCGAACGCTGTGGTAAACAACTTGGCAAAAACGATTGGGACATTCACACCTGCACACCACCACAACCTAAGCAAAAACAGGATGAGCCTGTGGCATTCAAGCCGCCCACGACATTAAGGAGTAAAAACAATGGAAGCACTAAATAGCATACTGACCCTATTTGCCCTGCTCTGTACTGGTGCAGTCATAGGCGTAGGGATTGTTGTAGCTGTACTTGTTATGAGCGTAGAAGAGTAAAACTAAAAGGCCATCCACGCTGATAAAGTGTGGATAGCCCTTTAGGCATTAATGAAGAAAGAATTTACTCCTCTTCGTCTTCTTCTTCTTCGTCTTCTTCAACTTCAACCCATAAATCGAGTTCTTCGTCATAGTAGTAAGTGACGCCATCTTCGTCTGTAAAGACTAACTCTTCTTCTTCTTCAGTCCATCCGCACTCTTCTTGCAAAGCAATAAACTCTTGCAAAATAGCAATTTTATTAAAATCACTGGTTTGAATTGTTACTGTGTCGCTCCAGCCATCTAATTCAATTTCTAACTTGTACATATAAATCCTTTTTAAACATTGATGATTTGACCTCTAAATTCCACTTGCCCATCTGCCCACTTATGAACTAGCTCAGGCCACAACAGTTTCCCATCTAAAAATGTCAGAATTGCGAAACCTGACCGATGATTTAATGGATTGTCTTCACCATAAGCAAATTGTGCGCCATAAGGTTCAGCAAGTGTACCCGTATCCACCCCAAACCTGTTTCCATTGTAGTCAGCATAAGGTGTTACTTTTAGGCTGTGTAAATGTCCAGTTACCATAGTTTTACCAGCGGTAGCGGCATTATTGTGTGTAGCGTGTACACCACCCTTATATCTGTGTTTAACGATGACATCTTCAGTAGGCCAGCAGGTCATGCAAAATTCCCAATTAGGGAAATGGTCTTCCAACTTGAAACCAAAAGTCTCGGCAAACTGGGGCGCGTTAGCCGCTAAACGGGCGTTAAAGCGAGCATCGTGGTTTCCCCATGTATAGACTAGCTTTACGTTGTGGCGGGCTTCCTTGGCCGTTTCCTCAATTTCCCCAAGCGCTTCCTTACAGGCTTTTAGTTCCTCAATGACAGATGGTGTTTTAGGGCCGATACCTGCGGGTGGGTGGCGGCTGATGTTAGCGCCGTCTAGCGCATCTCCGTTATTTATGATGGCAACGGGCTTTAGCGTCTTTATAGCCCACAAAAGACCATCAAAAGCTGTGGTGCGAATGCCAGGCCAAAAGTGTGCATCTGAGAAGACAATAACTGTTCCATTCAAAATCCCCAATTGCTTTCGTTCATAAGCGGTAGTAACTAAACGGGATGGTTGTCCAGTTGGATTCTTGGTTTCTAGAATAATCCCATATCGCTTTTCTAGAGTTTCTCTACGCCTCTGAATAGTCCTAAAATTACCGCCAGTTAGTTTAGCAACGGTAGTAGGAGAACCATGCGTTCGCCACAGCTCAATAAATTCCTCGTCCGATAACTTTGGTACTTGAGGCATGATTACTCCAGTTTTAATCGCCAATAGGAAGTATGTCTTGCCATCCAAGGTTTAGATGGGTTAAACATTTTGAAACCACATGAGATGAGAGAGTTAGCAGAGGCTGGGTTATCGTATGTGCTTGTAATAACCCAATTCATTTTGAGAGCTTTTGCTTGTCGGATTCGG